CGTGCGTAGATACCTTTGGAAAAGTGGTGCACAGGCTCCAGGGAGAGATGAGCCTCGGGGTGCTGCAGCAGCTCCTGCTCGAGCGCCACGATTTTCGCCTGCATTCCGGCTGGATCCTTTATGAGGTCGCTCATCGTTTCTCCATGGTGAAAATCTGGCAGGGGACATTTTTCTGACCAACCAGGATGACCTGGCCAAAATCAAACCCTAGCCACTTGAGCCAGCGGACTGTCTTCCGGTTACGGCAGTCCACCACGTTTTCCAGCGAAGGAAAGGTATCGAGCATTTCCTGAACTACCGCGGCGCATCCCTTGCTGAACTTGAAGCGGTGCCGGTCGAGATCCTTGGTCCCGATCATCCAGGGGCGACCCTGCCCACCTGGGCCGCGGGGGGTGACTCCGAACATAGCGATCGTCTCGCTATCCACCACGGCCGCCCAGCAGAGCACCGATGCGGCATAACTCTGTCCGAGGACGAAGTAAGGGTTCTCGCCGTAGGTGTCCTCAAGTTCGCGGGCATCCTCGGCGCGCAGGCGGCCCGCCATAGCCGTCAGGTGCTTTACCTCTGCAGGGACGATTCTCCGGTCCATCAGGAACCTCCTACCGTCACGGACGGGACCAGGGCGAGGATGGTGATCGGCAGCGGGTCCGACTGCTGGATCACGACATTCCCCCCTTTGCTCCAACTCGAGGCAATCCGGATCTGTGCCTGGTCGGTGACCAGCGCGATTGGCGCGCCGTAGTTCACCGGGGGCGGGGTCCGGAAGGGGATAAGGCGATCTACGCTCGGGCCGGCGTGGACTACGGCGGTCTCCTGCACCAGGGCGGTCACCTGGTTGACGTTCTTCTGGTGCACGACGGTATCACCCTGGGGAACCGACAGATCAAGAGTCTCCAGGGTAGAGCAGTAAGGCAGACCGACCTGCACCTTAGAGGCTGGCGCATCAAGGGTGATAGATCCGCCAGCTACCACCAGCTGGGGTCGTATGCAGCCATCGGCCAGGATGGAGACCGTTTTGCCGTCGAGGTGATCAAGTCCTGAGATGATCGTTGCCGGCGCTCCTGAGTAGGTGAGCCCACAGTCCACGAAAAAGGCGTCGGTCGGGTCCTTGAAGAGACGGCTTTGGAACCGCTCAATGAACCGATGATCAACGCCCCCGATGTTGCGCCGGACGGTGACGTAGAGAGCATCCTCCTGCCCTTCGGTGACGACGCAGACGTCCTCATAGAAGCCATCGGTGTCATGCGGGCACCAGGCAATCACGTCCTGCTCTACCAGGTAGGTCAGACTCAGCAGCACCCCGTCATCCCGCACGGCCCAGACGCAGCTGTAGGGAACCTTCTGGAAGGCCCAGGCGATGATCTGGTTGTTCTCGAAGAGGTGATTCGACATGACCGTCAGGTCGTTGCCCAGGAAGGTATCCTTCTGCCAGTTGTAGCCGACCGACTTGATCTGGGTACCCTTGTCCAGGACGAAGAGCGCCTCCGAACCGATCACCAGGGGAGCGAGATGGTTGGCGCCATCGTTGATCTGGCGCTTAGCGCTCGTCGCCGAAGGGATTAGCGTCCCGTCGCTGTTACCGTTGACCACCCAGACACCACCCGAGGTGAACATCAGGAGTTTGGTCAGGTCAACCAGGTGGCGGATCTCCTCGAGGCCTTTGGTGGCGATCGTGTAGTTGTAGCCGTCATTATCCTGCAGGGGCACCGACTGGGCATAATCGGTATAGCCGGCGGAGGTGGAGAGCCAGAAGGTTTGCGGCCGCCCGGGTGAACCGGCGAAGATCTGTCGCTGCTGGAAGTAGGCGACTGTGCCGGGATACTGGTCGGTCGAGCCCCAGGCCTCAAGGGCCCACTTGTACGCCGGCATGGCGTAGGCGGACATTACCGCGCTGCCGCCTGAGGTGTATATCTGGGCAGTCGTGAGCTTGACGACAAAATGGTTCGCGTCCCACAGGAACCCCAGCCCGAAAATCGCGGTCCCCTGATCAAGTGTCCAAGTCCCGTTGAGGTCGGTCATCCCCAGCACGCCCGATATCGCTACGCTCTGCCCCGAGGTGAACCCATGTCCTGCGCAGGTGACATAGACATACCCGCTACCGGCTGATACGGCAGCCGTTATTGGCTTAGTGTAGTTCGCGGTCACCAGGGAGTCGGGCAAGCGGCTGAGCACCGTCCCCTGGATGTGCTTGGTGTCGGTGAACCCGGTGATGAGCAGGATTCCGAAGCCGGAATGGAGGTACTGCCAGCCTACCCCGGGAGAACCATCGTATTCGGTCCCCTCCAGCGTACTGGGAGGCGTCGTCCCGGTCGTCCCGGTCGAGACCGCCTGGTAGTAATTCTGGCCTGACCTGGCCTTTGAGTTGATCGTGATCGCGGCCTGCACCTGCCACTTCGAGATCCCATAGTCCGGGTTCTGCTCAATGTAGAGCATGAGCCCGACCATGTCGGAGGTGAAGGTATCGAGATCCGCCGTGAGGTTCACGGCCCCGACCACTCCATCCGCGTGGATGGTCAACGTCTTATCGATGTTGATGTCCCGAAAGGGCCCGTGCACGTTGTTGAAGGGGGCGAAGGTCCACGAGGTATGCGAGAGCCGGGAGAGCTGCTGCACCGGATAGCTCGGGTGAGTCAGCGTCATGACGTCGAAGCTCTGGGTGAATTTGATCAGAGCCAGATCGGAGGCGTGGAAGATGGTAGCGATCTCCACCGGAACTCCACCGGAGAGAACATAACCGCCGTTCATGATGACGCGCATGTAGAGCTCGCCGAACTCCAGGATGTAGGACTGGGTTGGAGAGAACTGGAACGGGATCATCTTTACGGCGTCTACTGCCGAAAACTTCGTCTCAGTGACAAGTTTAGAACCGGGCCGATTGGATGCCCCGCCCTGCTGTCGAATGAAGAAGTTCCGGAGCATCTTGGCTCCGGAGTAGTACTTGTTGAAGTCGACCCTGCCCCACAAGGAGGGCGAGAGTTCCCCCGCGGTGAATGCCGCCTGCACTATTCCCTGGCCACTCATTATGCGTTCCTCGCTGCATCGAGGTCGCAGTCGCCCTCAGGGTCCTGCAGGTTCTCGTTTGACGCCAGGGCGCCAGCCTCAGCCAGGACGTTCTTGTAGGTCGCGGCTGTCGACTGCGCGTATTTTGGATCAGCCGAAAGCGGGGTTGCAATCTCGGCCGCGATCCCCCAGGCGAGCAGGTTGGCGAAGGCCGGGGAAAAGAGGTTCGTGTTGGTGATCCGCGCGGTGTAATCGGCGTAGACCTGGTCATAGTCGCAAAGAATCGCCCGGGCGTCGTTGGAGTCGTCGTTCACGGTGCGGTACGGGACGCCCGCGGTCTTCGATGCCACGCCGTAGACCGGGACCCCACCGGCAGGGAAAACCCGTTTGAGCGTCAGGCAGTCGCCCGGGTACCGGTAGCGGTAGCCCCAGGGGGCGAGAGGAGATCCGATATCCTGCAGGAGAACGATCTTGTTGGCGAAAGGCCAGGGGAAATCCTGAAGAGCTTTCTCCAGGACGTAGTTGTAGACCATCGCGCAGACCCGCGCTTCCTGCGAGACGTCGGGCGGATCGATGGAGTTGATGAAAAACTGGCACCCGACTCGGCCAAGCGCGATATTACAAATCTGAGCTGGAGATTGCATCAGGAGTCCCCCTGGGTTACGTGTGAAGTACTTCCTTGATTGAAACGTTGTCGATCTGTCCCGAGAAGCCGAGAGATCCGGCCTGAATTCCGCCGGTAATGGAAGCCGAGCAGATAACTACATCGGTGAAGGTCCCGGTGGTTGTCCTCGAGGGTGAAGCTCCGCCCCCGATCATCGACTTGACGTTGCCTGACGTGATGCTGGAAACGGTGTAGGTGATCTGGTAGACCTTCCCGATCATCAGGACGCCCTGGCTAATCGAGGTATAGGCCGCCGCCGAAGTGGCGACCCCGAAGCCCCCGGAAATCGTCCACCCGGCACTCTTGGCCCAGTTCGCATCGATGTCGAACCCGCCGTTCAGGGCGAGCTCCGGCCCCAGCTTCCTGGACCCGTTATGCTTGGTCAATGCCCTGAACTGGCTCATCGGAAGTTACCGATCCGGAGGTTGCAGTTAGCGGTTGAGTAAATCGCCGCGATGTAGGTCGGGACGATTGCCATTGCCGAGGTGTCGAAGAAGAGCAGGTTCCCCGCCGGCAGGAAGTAGCCGGTGTTATCGGCCACTACCGTGCCGTCCCCGAACTTGATGAAGCAATCGCCATCGGAGTAGACCGAGACGAGATTGCTGGTGATGGCCTGGCGCGCCGAGACAACGGTAACCGCCAGGGTTGCTGCTGAGACAGGTGCTGCTACTACGATGCCTGATGCCATGATGCCCCCTATGTTGCCTGTGTCTGAGCGGTCAGCATGCCATTGGTGAATGTCATGCTGCCGTTCGCCCCGGTGGTGGTCAGCTTTGCCGTAGTGATGGTCACAGAAAGGCCAGGTGTCGCCGTTCCGGTCCCCCCATGAGCCACCGCGAGAATGCCGGTGATGTTCGAAGCGGTTCCCGTGGTGTTCGCTCCGTTGTTGGGGATATCTCCGCTCACCAGTACCGGGAGTTGAGCGTGAGGGAGGGTACCTGTGGTGATATCGGAAGCGCTTACCACCACGTCCGTGGTGAGCGGGTGGCCGTTGATTGCCCTGCTGGACGGTACGTTCGCCAGGTCTATCAACGATCGAGCGTAAAGGTAGTTGGTTAACTCTTCGCTCACGTCACCCTCCGGTGTCTATTCGCTATCTTCCGTCATCGACGGGTACATGCTGCTGCGGGCCTTCGGCTTGGTGAGGTCCATCTCGGTGATCTGGATGGTGCAAGCGGAGTACTCCCGGTCGGAGCACTCCGTAACGAGGACGGTAGCGGTGAGGTTCATGGTGTCGCCGACGCACGGCATGGCGATCCCCAGGGCTTCCATCTGGTCATCGGTCAGGCTGATGCGCAGATTGTAGGGGTAATCGCCGGAGGCGCCGTCACCGCACGGAGAGCAGCAGCAGTCCCCGCCCATGTTTTTCATGTCCTTCATGCCGTCCTCCCTTCCGCCTCAGCCAGCTGCTCCAGCAGCCGCTTCATGCCGGCCTGGGGTGCGGTCTTCACCCCGTAGTCGGCGAGCTTCTTGCGGAGGTCCTCTTCGGTGTACTCGACCTTCCTGGACGTTTCGCCCTTGGCCGCCCCGATTTCCTTCATGTAGTGCGGCAATGGACCCTCGTGGTCGATCTCCTCGCCGGCGTAGTGGTAGACGCCATCCTTGGAGAAGTGATCCTGGGTGAGCTTAACCCTGACTTTTTCAGACATGGTCACCCCCGCCCAGGAGGATGTTCGCGGCGGCAAGAGATGCGGAAGCATCCGCTTCACTGACAGCGCCCTCGTCATCCGGCCCCGTCTGGTCTGCGAAGGGGGGGACCGGGCCGGGGTTGTTGAACTCCTCACCCTTGAAACGGTAGACGCCATCGATGAAGGCGTCTTCTTTAAGCTTGATCTTCGGCATGGTCGCTCCTAAGACAGCGGGGAGAGGTCGCCCCCTCCCCATGTCAGGTTTTAGGTGAAGTCAGAGTACGGACGCCATCCGGTGAGGTCTGCAGTGATGTGGCAGTTGACCGCGCCGGCAGTGAGGGCCGCGGTGCCGACGACCTGCTGGACGCCCAGGTACTGCTTGTAGTCCACGCCCTGGGGGAGCGCGATGATCCAGAACATGGTACCGGCCTTGGTGCCCGTGGCGACAGTTGCCGAGGCGGGAACGGTGACCGTCCTGGACACGGCATGCACGACCTGGCTGCCGTTGGTCTGGATGGCTGCGACCGAGTCGGAGACCAGCTGGAACGCGAGGGTCGCGGTACCGCCGGAGGTGATGTCGGCCTGCGCCGAGAGAATGAGGTAGACCGGCTCACCGTTCCCCATGTCGCGCACGGCATTCAGGGCGTTGGTGGAGAGGTCGATGACGTTGGTCAGGTTGTTGGTGCCGGTCGCGGTGTTCAGAGTCGCGGCGACGGCAATTGCGAGTCTGCTATCGAGAATCATGGTCCTGCCTCCTTGGAGAGGATGAAACGGTAATGCGCCGGCCCGAAGACCAGCGCAGCTGGTTAGGAGATGGTCGCCTCGGTGGAGAGGATCGCGTCGCAGCGCTTGACCGGGATGCCGTCCAGGGTGAGGACGTGCTTGCCTGCCACCTGCTCCATGGTGAGCTGGCCGGCGGCGATCTTGTTGGCGATCTGCCGGCGGAGGAAGCTCTTCACGGTGCGGTTGCAGTAGAAGACCGGGCGCCCCATGGAGAGCGTCGGCAGCAGCTCGATAGCCTGCGCCATCAGGTCGATGAGGTCGGCGCCGGACGCTGCGTTCTTGGTCAGCGTGGTGACGTCGACGTTGCAGATGCGGACGATATAGCGCCAGTCGCGGACGGTCAGGCCCACGTCCCAGCGGTAGTGCGTCCTGTAGGCTTCCATGCGGCCGCCTGCACCGTCGATGTTCTCGATGGTGACCTGTCCCTTGTCCTCGATCTTCAGACCGGCGACGGAACCCTGGGGCAGAATGCCGTGAGCGGTCAGAGGACCCCAGCAGATGAGCCAGATGGAGGTGTTGGTGGAACCGGATCCGCCGCCGGAGAGGACGTTGAGGCCGTTCTGAGCACCAGCGATGGTGTTGAAGCGCGGGGCGAAGCCGGTGAAGGCTTCGGGCTGGGTCCCCTCGTTGCCGTAGAACAGCACGCGGGCGAACTCGATGTTCATCCCCTCGATGAACGCGGCGTCCTCAGAGAGGCGGAAGGCAACGGTGTTGCCGTTGAGGTCGGCGAGGGCCTTGTCGACTTCGGCGTAGGCTTCCAGCATGCCGGTGTTGTCGGTGATCTGCGCGGTAGTGGACTTCCCGGGCTGGACGCCGCCGTACAGTTTGCGCCAGGTCGGAATCGGCAGGCCGGTCCTGACGGTCGTGCGGTGGCCGGTCAAAAGGTTGCCCTGGATGAACGTCATGTCGTCCAGGACCTCGTTGGTCTGCATGAGCATCTCAACGATGGTCGCTACCTGACCGTTGGGGTCCATCCTCTTGTCGAAGTCGAGAATGGTCGGGTTGATGGCCGACAGGGTGACGCCCGCGAACCCGATCAGCTGCAGACCGGACGGCAGGTGTCCTGCGGAATGAGGCAGCAGAGCTGCGGTTGCGTCCCCGCCCAGGGCGAACGAGACGATGAGGGCCAGGGCGATGAGGCCCATCCATGCCATGCCGGTGCTGATCTTGAAATTTTTCATCCGGTGAATCTCCTTTGTGGAGGTAGGGGCCGAAGTCCGTTGACGTGGCTACTTCATGTTGCTGTTCGGGTAGAAGTTGACCGCCTTCACGCCGTCCTGGCCGCCGAGTTCGAACCGGGAGTCCTCGGAGAGGGCCTTGGTCGCGACCCGGTACATCAGGCGGAAGAGGGTCGGGTTGGGGCCGAACTTGTCGGTGTATGCCTTGAGGTCGGCCTGCTCGTCGGCATTGAGCAGGGTGTTGAGCGCGCGGCCCACGGCTTCCTGAGAGGCGGTGAACTTCTCCCCTCCGAACTCCTTGTCGTTCGCGATCGCATCTCGACGCGCCTGCTTGTCGGCGGTGAAGGCCTCGGTCGCCTTTGCCATGTTGACGGTCTGCAGGTCCACCAGCTTCTGGGCCTGCTCCTGGGTGAGTCCGATCTCCTTGAAGATCGGAAGGGCAAAGTCAAGGGCCGCCTGGTCCAGAATCTGACCTTCGGGCACGGTGAAGGCCGTGTATTCCTCGGGAGCACCCGTCTTGCCCTTGGCCTCTTCAGCTGCCTTCGATGCGGCTGCCGCTTCCTCTGCCGCTTTAGCCTCGGGGGAGAGCGCCGCAATCCTCGCAGCCTCAAGCCTCGCGGTCTCTGCGGCTTCGAGGTTGGGATCTCCGCCGGCGCCGGGGTCTCCAGCGCCCGGATCTCCGCCAGCTGCAGGAGCAGCTCCGCCAGCAGGATCACCGCCGGCCGCCGGCGCTGCGCCTTCCCCCTCGACGCTGAGTCCCATGCACAGGGACATCAGCACCATGTTCAATAACAGCCTCTTGAGCTTTTTCATCTAAACCTCCTTGTAAAAGTGGATTCGAAATGTCTGCCTGCGCTACTCCTGCCTGTCCTACACTTCCTGGTTCCAAAATGCTTCGTCTTCGTCTTCCTCGTCCGGCTGGACCAAGGAGTACTGCTCCCTGCGTTCCTCTATCGCCTTCCTGATGGTGATGATCTTCTCCGGTGCGGCCTCGAGGAGATCGTTCATCGCCATCAGCCCTACGTTGCGTTGCCCCTCGTTGAAGGACATGATAAGCGGGTTCTCCGGGGGAAGCGCAGTGAAGATGTTCGCCTGGGAGAAGATCCTCGCCAGTAGGCGCCGTCCGGAGGCGGTCCCGGCGACAACCTTGATGTCGTCGAGTTCCTCGAGCCTGAGCTTCTTCTTCAGCTGGTTCCTGGTCATGGTTTCACCTGCTCGAGGTACTCGTGGTGGTGGACAGTAAAAGGGACGCCCTCAGGCACCCAGTATCCCCATATCTCATGACAGCCGGCGCACTCCATGCGACCGCTCTTGAGAAGGTTGAAGTGGGCAGACCCGCACTTACAAAGTCGGGCCATGTGGTCCTGGATGTCGTAAACGTTGTCCACATTGCCCCCTATTGTCCGAGTATCCTATTGAGCGCCGTGGAGTCGCCGACTCCCGTCTCGGATAGGAGGCGCGCGGCGTCCGCGCCCTGTTGCATCGCCGGAGCCATCTGAGCCATCTGAGCAGCCTGCGCCTGTTTCTGCTGCGCCTGCTGCCGCTGTGCTCTGATCGCCTTGACGTCGTCCTCGCTCCTGATCACGCTGGGGATGGTTCCCAGGCAGTCAGCCTCTTCGCGAACTGCGGCATCGGCATTGAAGACATCAGCCGCCTCGGGGAACTGGGCAGCCAGGTTGCCGACGAAGGACGCCAGGCGGTCGATGCTGGCCGTCGCTACCATCTTCTGCGCCGAGGCCATGACCGAGACGTACTCGATGGTAATCGGCTGGCCCTTCATCTCGGGGGGGATCGGCGGTATCCTGCCCCTGCGCTCCAGAATCCGGAAGGTGCGGTGGATGCTGCAGTCCAAGAGTTCTTCGTCCTGGCGCTCCATCACCGGTCCCAGGATCAGTAGCTTCTCCTGGTGACGCTCTTCAACCTCGCGCGCCGTCATGTCGCCCAGGTCCGAAGTCGCGAACATCTGCATCATGTCCTCGAAGAAGGCGCGCTGGATCTGTTTCTGCAGGACTGCGATCTTCTCAGCGATCGGCTGTAGCGTCGTCGGGTGGATCTCGTGCACCGCACGGGCGCCGGCACCTGCAGCCTGCGCTAATCCCGAAATGTAGTTGAGGCCTCCGGCCATCATCGAGAAGGTGTCGTTGCGCAGCATGGCGTCGACGATCAGAGGCGGGTCAGCGATCTTGTTGGCAACCTTGTCGAATAGCTTGACCGTACGGTTCAACATCTGGATTGCCGGCAGCGCGATCATCCCCGGGCAGGAGCAGCCGTATATGTCCTCCCCGGTTACTTCCCACCTGGGCGCGCAGACGGGGAATTCCTCGAAGCCCCTGAAGTCCAGGTAGACCTCATCTCCCGTAGGGGAAGCCTTCTCGATGCGAACCGATCGGTATGGCATATTCTTGTTGCCGATCTTGGATGAGTCCCGGCCATCGTTCGGCTCGATAGCGTGCAGCACCTCAACCCATCCGTCGATCTTGCCGGCGTTGTAGAGACCCTGAGTGGCAACGCTGCAGTTCTCGAAGCCAAAATCATCCACCAACTGCCCCACGGTCATCGAGTACTCACGGTATAGAGCGTTGACCCTCCCGGCGGAATTCGATGCCAGGTAGAAGCTCCCGATCGGCATGGCGTGGCACCTGATCACGTCCTTGTCGTCCTCGAGGATGATCATCGCCGCGGTGCCGAAGTCTCCCAGTTGGGTGTAGACCTGGGGGAGCGCCTGGTAGTAGTTGCTGCCGTTGAAGACGTCGCGCAGTATCTGCTCCACCTCGAAGAGCCAGGCCCGGACGGCGGAGCTCTTAAGCAGGACACGGTTCTTCAGGCTGAAGCGGAACCAGGGGCGCGCCGGCGAGGTCAGGCCCGCCATCATCCCCGAGGCCAGGGTGCGGAGGGCGAAAACTGCCGTCTCGTCATAGATGGCCTGGTTGCGACGTTCCCCCCGGTTGCGATCGCTGGAGAAGAAGCGCGCCGACCGCGGCGAGGTCACCGTAGCAATGGACTGCCAGTGCTGGTCGAAGGTTGACCGTTCCAGCTTCATCATGCTGAGGCGCTTGATCATCCCCTGCTTGATTGTCATCGGGGTTTTTGCCACCTTCTGGCCCTGCTGGTTCGCCTCTGCCATGTCAGGCCCCCAGGAGCGTTTTAACGCCGATCTGTGCTTTCGAGGTGTCACCCTGGGCGCCGGTCAGGTCGGTGTTGCTTGCCGCCTGGCGCTGGCGCTGACGTTCCGAGTCCCTGGCGGCTACAACGGCCGCATCTGAGGAGTCGGGAGGAGGCGCGGGAGCAGCTGGCGCCGGGGGCGGTCCGCCGCCACAGCCGAGAGAAAGCAGAATGACCTTAAGCAGCAGCGTCTTCATCGATGACCTCCTCTTTCTCTGCCGGGATGATAGTCAGGCCGGCGGCGGCCCGACGCTCCACCATCTCCCGGGCGACGATGAACTTGTCCAGGGCGTTGGACGGCATCCCGTAGGCGACCAGGGCGCGGATGTCGTTCTGGTACCGGGCCTTCATCTGCCGGCTGCCCTTGTGGGTCTTCTGCAGACGAAAATCGACGGTAAGGATGGAATCGTCGGAGAAGGTGAACTCCGAGGTTAGGTACTTCCCGTCAGGCGTCTTGCCCAGGTCGCGGTGTGACATGATCTGCCGTTCGGCAGGCTGTTCCAGTTCTTCCAGCTGTCCCATGCTAGTCCCCCAGTGGGTCGTGATCGGTCAGCGCCCGGTTGCCGCCGGCGCGGGTCTGCCGTTGCTTCTGAATCGGAAAAGCGAACGTGACTCCCAGGGAGTCGAACTTATCCGGAGACCTGCCGAGCCGTTTTATGACCGACTCCTTAGGCTCCATGATGATGCGGTCTCCTTTGAAGCTGTAGGTCACCGTGGTCATCTCCTGACGGAGTTCGGCGTCGTAGGGCATGCTGCCCCCTGACTTCACCCATTGAGCGGAATCCCAGAGGATCTGGGCGCGCTTGTTGTAGAACTTGAGCGGGTTGTCCGCCTGCCCTGCGAACTGGCAGTCGAAGGCGAAGACGCCCATGGTCTGCAGGGCGTCGATGACGCCGGAACCATACCCGCCGGTGCCGTCCACGATGATGCCGTCTCCCTGCCAGTCGTTGTGATGCATGATGACCTGGTTGGCGAGCGGGTGAGAGGTCAGGCCCCTGAAGCACTTCTGAGGGAACATGACCAGACCCTGACGCGGAGTGATGACCGAGCTGTCCATGCCTTGGCGCGCAACGTCGACACCCAGGATCTTAGCCGCGTGCTGGATCTGCTCAGCGCGGTAGCTCCGGGACATGGCAAGATCGACCTCTTCGACGGTCAGGAGGGTGTTGATCGCGGAGGTTGGGAACTTGCCCAGGATGTACGACATGACCCACGGGTCTTCCAGGCCCCACTGATCGATCTGTCCACGGGCCCACTCGATATCGATACGCGGTGAGCGGTTCGGATCGTCCGGGTCTCCGGTGATGCGGACCACGTACCAGCCCTTGAGCGAGTGCCCCGCGGCGTAGAGCATGCCTGCCTTGCTGGTCGGGTTACCAGCCTGGATGATCTTGCCCCACTTGCAGTTCGACAGCGCCTGTTCTCCAGCCTTGAGCACCGGGATCGGAATGTCGCCGCTCTCGTCGACCAGGGCGAGGACGTATCCGGAGTGCAGGCCGGAAAGGGTGCGCCCCTGTTCTTCAGCATCAGCCGTCTTGCTCCAGGAGCGTGCCGATAGGAACCAGTCCTCGGGGTAATCGTTCGCGTAGATGCGCTCCTTCGTCCAGGTGAAGGACTCGGAGAGGTAGGGTGAGCGGGACTGCCACTTTGAAAACTCGGGCCAGAGGTTGTCCTTCAGGTTGTCCTTCGTCGTGCTGACAGCTGCGCCCTTTGGATGGTCGCCGCGGCCGCCGTAGCAGCTAAGGAAGTTCCATCCGCACCAAGCGAGAGCGGCCGATTTGCCAGGACCCGCGCAGGCCTGCATCGAAATCCTCATCTTGTCTGCATCCTTGGAAGGGAAAACGTTGAGGACTTCCTCCTGCCACTTGTCCGGAGTCACCTTGAAGTTGTCATAGACGAACTTGCAGGGGTTATCCCGCCAGTCTTTGACCTTCGCCCGAGCTGCCTGGAGCTTGGCATCACTCACAGCTCTTCCTCCCCACAGACCAGGTCCTCGAGCGACCGCTTCATGGTGACATCGAGCTTGTCGGTGAACATCTTGAGGTGACGCCCGGTCAGGGTTAGCGTCCCCTCCTTGGAGACCAGTTTGATCTTCTTGAGGTAGCCGACCAGGACGCGATCATCACCCTTACCGTCCCAGATCTCCTCAACCTCGATGCCGGCGATCGCACGGCGGGCAGACTCGGGCATCTGGGAGAGCGGGAGCAGGGAGCCGTTATCAGCAAAAAGCGAGATCGGGTCCAGGAAGGCGGCGTGTGCTGCTTCGGCAAGAACTC